TGTATACTAAGGCAGAGATTGCTCAACTTCGTAAGCAGCCTTTCATGAGTGAGTTCTTTGATGACTTGCTTACAAAGACTAAAGCTGCACACTCAGGCAGAGGGTATGTAGATATCACTGATGCCTTTGATGACTTCGTGAAGAACGCTCCTACACACAATCTATTCGATCAGGTAGATGGATCTATTAAGCACGTCAATAGCTTAATGGAGAATGTTGTTAAGGACTTCCAAGACAATCTATATAGTAAGTTAGAAGGGGCTGCTTATAACTCTCCTGGTTTCCGTATTGGTAGTAAGGCATATGGACTTAAGAAGTTAGGTGCAGCTTATGCAGGACATAAGCCTCCTTTGGACTTCCTTAAGGACGTCAAATATGCTGATCAATTAATCGGTAGAACTCCACAAATTGCTCAGCAGGTTCGTTCTCTTGGTATGCGACGCTACATGGATTTCCATAAAGAGATCGTAGATTTCGTCAAGACATACAAGGTAACTAAGGACGAACGTAAGCAATTACAAGAGGCTATTACTTCTGGTAAGCCTCTTAATCCTCGTATGGATTTCTTGGCTAATTTCATTAAGACTAAGTACAAGGAGATGTTCCAAGAAGAAGTAGATATGGGTGCCAGGAAAGCTACAGATGCTCGTCCTGACAACTATGTATATAACTTCTATCGTGGCTCTGATATTCGCAATAAAATTCAGAAGTACAAGACAGATAATATTCAGTCTTATATTAAGAAAACTGGATTGTTACCTGCGGATCATACTGCTGCTGCAAAGGCGCTTAAGTTCAAGCCAGAAGAAGATGCTTTCCGAGCTTTGCTCTATAGAAAGATGAATTCCAACAAGAAGCTTACTAAGGCTTGGTTCAATCGTGATTTGATTCACAACTACGGTGTTATGGGTCAGCATCTATCCCCTGATTTGATTAGGAGAATGAAGCTCACTAAGCAGTACAAAGATTTAATGCCTACTGATATTGCCAAAGAATTAGATGCAATGGGCAAGGGCCATGACTGGTATCTTCCTAATCACATTAATGATGTGTTTGATAACTTCAAGAAGATCATCAGTGGAAACGAAACAACGCACCTACAGGGATTCGTTCGCTTAATTGATAAGTGGACTAGAATCTTCAAGACTAGTGCTACGATTCCGTGGACCGGCTTCCATATTCGTAATGCTATTGGCGATATGTTCATGTCTTACCTGGATGGAGTAAGAGGAAAGGACGTTGCGTTCTTAACTGATTTCGCTCGTAAGTCTAAGCTGGACCCTAACTACACGCTAGATATTGCGGGTAAGAAGTACACCTTTGAAGAACTCAAGAAGATGTTCAAGGACAATGCTTCGTCGGGTGGTTATCAACCAGCGGAATTGTTAGGAGCCGATAAGTCAGCTACACTAAGTCCAGGTGCTCCATTACAGTTAGCTCGTAAGGGTTCTGAAAAAAGAGAGGACTTGTTCCGATTCAATCACTTCTTAAAGGCATTCAGGGAAGAATTGCCTAAGGCTGTTAAAGAAACAAGCAACGCTGCAAGAGCAGAGCGTAAAGCAATTGATGCTGCTACATATAGAGTTAATAAGTACCTATTCGACTACACGGCTTTGACTCCTGTAGAACAAAAGGTCTTTCGTCGTATCTTCCCATTCTATACTTATACTCGTAAAGCGATGCCAACTCTTGCAGAATCAATGTTCCTCCATCCGAGTCAGTTCTCTAAGACGCAGCGTTTTCTCTTAGATAATCATGACGATGGATCATACAATGATATGCTAACTCCACAGTATCAACAAGATATTGGCTATGCTGATATGCCCGGTGGCAGTACAGGACAGCCGAATATTCTTGGAGCGCAGTTCTTACCTACAGATGTATTGAATAGACTCACTAACTTCTCTTCTCCAAAAAGCTTCTTCCAGAACCTAGTCTCACAGGTGAACCCATATGTTAAGGCGCCTTTTGAGCTTGCTGGGGGAACTAGTTATTTTAACGATCAGCCTATTGATTCTTCTGGTGGTTATTTTAGTGACTCTATGCTACCTTTTGTTAAGCCTCTTGAAGATACTGGAGCATTAGACAAACTTCCTGGCTTTGGTCCTGGACATAAGCATGGTTGGTTAGAAAAGACTGTAGGTAGTAGAATGGGTCTTGGATTACCAGTTAATACGGTAACTGAGGGAGAACAAACTGCTGCTGCATATACTCTTGATAAGGCTATAAAGGAAAAGCTTACAGGAGTGAATGAGCAATTGACTCAAAAGGGTTACAAGTTAATTCTTTCTCAACGTAAGGGCGGCACTTCGTTTAGGATTATTCGTGAAGAAGATAATGAAGTAATGTTTGAAACACAAGATCCTAATGAAGCTATGGCTAGAGCTAAGCAATTAGCTAGCTAGTATCTGTTTCTTCTGAATTAGTTGTGGTTTGACTACATGCACAAACGTGTTTCCCTGTATGTCCGGGATTTAATTTGCAGCCATGATGACTACTTCTAACTCCCCAACCTCCACAAGACTTCTTTGCTAACCAAATTACATTACAAGGTCTGCTTACTTTTACCATAATAACTCCCTGTTTGAGAAAAGCGGGGCACCCAAATAACACTGTTATATCGCCGTCTACCAGGCTCGGAGCCATGAGCGACCCGATTCTTCGTCCAGAGCTTCCACGTCGATTCTGGGGCAATCTAGGTACCAGAGAATTGATTGTGGAGTCATTGCTAGCTTTAGGAACGCAAGAATCGGGTCGCCCATAGTCCGAATCTATGGTGCAGCTATAGTATTGAATTATTGGGTATGGTACAATACTGATAGTGAAACGCTTTGTTGTGGGACAGATGTACTGTTTACAACAGGAAATTCCAACCTCAGTTTTTTACCCTGATGAGGACTTTCTTGGTGGCATCGCTTATGCTAAAACTATGTGTAATAGATGTTTAGCAAGAGACGAATGTTTAGAAGTAGCATTAGAAAACTGGGAAGAAGAAGGGATCTGGGGAGGAACTACTCCCAAAGAAAGACGGATGATTAAAGTCCGAGAGGCTTTGAATGCAAATGCTTCACGGCGTAATAAGCCGCGTGAGCAAGAGCATCCATTGCATGAGTCCCCTTTTTTCCCGGTACGTATTTCTGCCGTACAAATCCGTACCCAACTGGTTTCACGCTTGGATTTTGCTCGACGAATCGCTTGCCATATAAATGGCATAGAAGTTTCAAAGCTCCAATCACCTGAGGAGTTTCCATCGGGTCATAATCAAAGGCCCCTCTTCTTGCTTCTTTCGGCCGAACTAAAAAAGACTCAATTATTAATAGATCAGAATCCTTTATATGATCCGAAAGTTCGTCTAGAGTCAAATCCATTGAGACCCCAAACTCATGGACAAGCATTTTCTTTTCCGGGGATACGGATACAACAGCCCACCCAATATGTTTTCCGGGGTCTATCCCTAAGAGTTTCATAGGTCCTTATCTGCAATAATAATCAATGGTGTTAAAACGTTTCTTAGTAAGGAACGATTAATCATTTCTAAAGCAGCCACGGCTGTCTCTTTTTTTGCCCACATTGAGTTTGTATAATCCCCATAGATTGATCTAAGGAAATAATGATAACCATCATCTATGGCATCCTGTAGGTTATCATACATCAGAAGCTACTTTGAATTCAAAGTCATGCCGACTCCAATTCATAAGCATCCGAAGATCAGCAGCTTCTGCTCTTGCATCGTGCAAAGCATGATGAGGGATTAATGGTTCAGCATCATATTCCCTAGTAGAACCAAACTCTTGCTTTTCACCGTACTCTAATCCGAAGCGCATACTCCTTAAGCACAAGGAACGATAGTGATAGGGTGGTGTTTTCATATAATTACTGTAGATATAATCCATCCACATCTTATCAAAGGATACGGGATTAGCACAGAGAAATCGCTTCATCTTATCGGGTTCAATGAATTCGAAGAACTCTGTCATTCTCTCAATGACGTCGAGATAATCTACTTCTTCATCCCTATACCACGCTGACTCGAAAGCAATGTTCTCAGACTCTACATCTGAATTCTTAAGAGTGAGCCACCATTGTTCTGTCTCAGTTAGATTAGCAGGCAAATGCCAATCAGGTTCATGAATAACAGGGAACTCGACATACAGGTGAGCAGATTCAGCAATGATATCCCCGTATTTATTCACAGGGACAATACCTAGAGTGAGAGGAAATCCATCCCACGGATTCAAACTGGATGTTTCAAAGTCGATTACGAAAAACATAAATCACCTGAGCCTTTTAATATCTACCGAGAAATGTAAACCGAAAGCTTCTTTTGTCCAATCAGACATAATGTGGGCCGCCTCTTGTACTTCTCCTTCATTATGAGCATTAATCCAGACAGAATCGTGGACCTGGTTTCGCATATCAACGCCGGCTTTTTCAAGATGAAGCATTCCACGCTTGACAAGCTCGAAAGCCCCGCCCTGGATAACGCTGTTGAAAGCCTTTCGGCATTCCGATTGATACTTAAAATGCCGTCGTCTACCACTAAATAACCGTATCTCCCCTTTGCTTTCAGCAATCGCCGTACACTTGTCCATATGATGAAATAGCTCAGGATACTGTTTTCTGTAATCTGAGTAAATTCCTTTGGCTTTGCTAATCGGGATCTTAGCCTGAAAAGACAGAGCTTCTGCTCCACCACCATATATGAGTAAGAAGTTGACAATTTTTGACACCTGTCTACTAATGCCTAATCTATCTGCGACTGTTTGGTGAACATCACCCTCATTCTCAAACACTTCTAACAGTGGATGACAATTAGAATAGACAGCTGCCATTCTCATTTCAAGGTTTCGGAAATCAATCTCCCACAACTGCAATCCCTCATCGGGTAGGAACATTTTCTTGACGTCACTATCTCTAGGAACTTGTTGGAGATTCGGATTCTCACATGATAGTCTGCCTGTAACTGTTCCAAATTGTTTAAAGCTCGGATAGAGTCTATCACCCTGCCCGACAAGGGTAAGGTAATTCTCGAAATAAGAAGATGCCATCTTTTGGCATCGTCGGTATTCGAGTATAAGTCCGCAGATAGGATGATTAGTTTTTTCAAGGAAATCTGTATTGATCTGTGGTTTTCCGCCAGGAGTATGTGATAAGGGACGGAGTCCAAACCCTTTTGGAGACTCTCTGAATAGTTTTTCAATGAGAAGGTTTGTCGAACCAATGTCCCAACCGACTTCTTTTTTGATTTCGGCCATTCTTGCTCGGCAGAGTTTCTCGTTCTTCGCACACTCTGATTTATCAAGGCGGATTCCTTTCATCTCCATTTTCATTAGGAGATACATGAACTCTTTATCGTAATCAAACCAAGCATCCCTGTAGGGTTCAAACCATTGATCCAACACAGAATAGAGTTGAAGTGTAGCTATAGCATCTTCCTGAGCATACTTAGCCATTGGATGAATAAGGGAATTGTCCCAATCTATTTTTAATGCTTTCTGTAGGGCTGCATTCTTAGGAACACTACAGTACTTCTTGGATAGATATTCTAAGTCGTGTTGTTTAAACTCTGAGTTCTCATCTATGTAATGATGCATCAACATGGTGTCAAAGATAGTTTCAAACCTATCAGTGAAACCCAATCTGTACAATACCTCTAGATCGAACTTGGCATTATGCATGATTATTGTATGATGCTTAAGTTTCTCAAAGAACTCAGGTGGTAGGAAATCAATGTTTTCTTGTGGCCCTAAGATCGTATTTCTATGACCTACAGGAATGTACCAATAATTATCTTCCTGAGCAATTGATACTCCAAGACAGAACCGCTCTGCATAAGATTCGGTCATGTTGGTTTCTGTATCAATTGAAATGGGACTATCAGTCGAGATTAAGACGGATAGAGCCTGAGCCAATTGTTCCTGGTTGTGTATTATCACCATCCACCTCCTTTAAGCTAAAGATCAGATTTTCGTTCTGAGTAAGATCAATCATCACCTTTCTGTCGAATCTCATCTTGAGGCTATATAAAGCAATATCCCCGTTCTCATCCCTATCTAGGTTGAGAACAGTCTCGGCATCTTTGCCAAATATGAACGAACCGTAAACTCCAGTTAACTTGGTCTCTTTGAACTTTAGACCGGATTCCTTGCGATTGTGGTGGATAACGACAAAAGCGCATTTGTACCTCTTTCTCAATCTCCTGATCCATCGAGTTATTGCTCTGGCTTCTGTTTCTTTAAGTTCCTCGGTTGCCAATTCAGTAAGAGAATCAATAAAGACAACATCAGGACAATACTCTGAAATGATAGTCTCATAATCAAGAAGCGGTCTATCCTCATCAAGTATCCTAACGTTCTGCTCCCATTTCGGATCGTTCTGGAACTCCTTGTTCATGTTCGTAAGGAAGTACTTTAATTCGAACTGACTCATTTCTAACGATAGAAATAGAACCTTGCTTTCCGTCAGAACTTCCCTTGAGATAAAAGTCTCCGCATTTGCAAGATGTTTCATAAGCTGTAAAGCAAGGGTCGTTTTGCCAACGCTGGGCGGTCCTGTTAAGATTACAAACCCAGATTTGTGTAACCAGTTTGGAATTATCCACTCCAGGCTCTCCTTGTGGTTCAAAATGTCCATTGGAGAATATAACTGGAGTCCCTCTTCGACGGAAACGTGTAATAAAGCGACTGAGGCTAACTCGCTTAGACGTGTTAATTTGTCTCTCCTTCCCTCAAACTTCTTAATTCTATCATCTATGTAATCTAACAGACTAACTATCTGAATATGATTACAACCTTCTTCTGCCAACTCATGAGCTACTTTCATCAAGAAAGAACTTCTATGAGGATGAACTACTACCTCTGACATTATCCGCTTTTTTAATTGGGCATGCAGAGGTAAAGTCTTAAGCAATTCACCTACAGGGAGAAGCATCTCCTGATTTAAACGAATGACTTGTACAGTCGGTTCAGGTGCCGCTTCAAAAGAAGAGAACTCATGGTGAACACCATCAGATATAAGGTGTTTCAGAGTTACTGGTAGTCCTTGATGTTTCCAGTTCTTACTCAGGGGTGGTCGAAGAACTTGGTTTGCATCAAAACCAGAAGCATCTGCCTCTAGATAATGTGTAAGTCTACGGTTGATTTGATCAATCGTATCTGTATTATCGAGGTAGTCGATCTTCCAGTAACAATGTAGATGGGTATCTACGCTTGTTTGAACAATGCAATCAGGATGCGGTAAATCTTGGAAGTCGATTTGCTGCTGTCCATCAAACTCTACCCATAAAACGTTTGTACCCTGTACGGACTTTTTTAGAGAGTTCTTGCCTTTGAATAAGGCCGGTGCTACATATACGTCCCTTTCTTCCTGCTGATGGGTTATGTAATTGTAGATATCGTCTTTTGCTTCTGGCCACAGAAAGAATTCCTGTCTCCATTCTTGATTAGTGGCTAAAGTATCTTTCGTTGCTACGTATACATATCCCTCAGATTCCGAATATAAAAACTCTAGGAATCTTGATAGATCATCCATAGCCCATTCCAAAAAGAGAGGGAGTACCTGAGATTGCTTTTGGCACAGGTACTCCCTCTCGATTGTTAGACGTGATACCAGGCGATTACGTTTCCGTAAGTCCTTCCATCAGTAGTCACGTGCTTGATTGTGCCGCCAATTGTCTGATTGATAACTGGCTGACCGTTAATACCCTGTAGGGTAATCGCTGCTCCACTATTGAAAGCATCGACAGTATCTGAATCTTCATCAAAGTCGAAAGAGATGTTATCGACCTCATCATCTTCAACGCCCCAAAGAGCTGTCACAAATGCCTTAACAAAAGGACGAGTGCTCTTTTGAATGTTCAAGTTCTCCGAATGAGGACGGCCAGCTTCATCGTCGCTGGAAACTTCAAGCCGAAGCTTAAGGTTGTGTGACGTCTTTTCTTTCGACAGTTGAACAGTTGCATCAGTAATCAGGAATTCGTAATCACCTTCTGGTAGTGGTTTCCCAGCGGAAGCTACACCACCAAGATCAAGGTCAAGCATTTGTCATTCCTTTCAAGAATGTATTCCAAGTTGGATCTATTACTTCTACATCGGCAATTCCATACCGATTCTTGGCAATATACAAACCCTTTGTTTCCGTAAGCATTTGGTACTTGCCATTCTTCTTACTCAGTCGGAAAACACCGGAAACTAACTGAGTAACAGCATCATGAAGTGCGGGAGTAACTGAGGGAATTACACTAGAAATTCTTCTAGATGGTCCCTCACCAATCCACATTTCACGTTCATGAGCGATCAACACAACATTGATTGGTGCATGTTGCAATCTGAGGAACATTCGTTGGAATACAGTTGTGGACTCTCTGTAATCCGGTTGAGTTGGACTATGACCTTTGTTCTTACTACCGTTATTCATCCAGTGGTCTAGCTGAAACACTTGACTGGTAGTCATAGTATCAAAGATGATTGTCTTGAACTCAGTCTTATGAATGTTCTTACAGAAATCTTCTACCTCCTTTGGGTCTTTATCGGGAGTTACCTGAATGATTTTGAAGTCCTCAGTTTTGAATCTATCTCGATTGGAAAGAATCGTATCTGAGGATCTTTCAAAGTCCATCCATACAGCAGGCTTGGGACAATTCTCCGCTGTCCAAAACGTTTTGCCTATTCCCTGTGGTCCATAGATCAATAGCTTTAAGTAGACTGACACTTCATCAAGTGTCATTGCTTTCAAAGACATAGCTGATGTTTACCTCATGTTCAATAATCTTCACTCCATTGACAATTTTCTCAACTACCCTATAGAACCCTTTACTAGCATCATGTCTTACTAGCAAAGAAATCAATGGTGACCCGTCCGCTGGGTAAATCTTTACTCGGCTTATCAACATTGTTTCTAACGGGGTTCTTTCGGGCAATCTCTGTGAATTTTCTGTAGTCATGATTCCTCGGAACGTGAACGTAATTCGATTGGATCATGTTCCGAATATCAAAACCACGAAGCTCAAACATACAAGGATCTTTGAACTTACAGGACTTACACTTGTATCCATTGATGTGTCTGATAGCAGGAACAGTCTGCATATGATACACGTACTGTTCCGTGTAGGTCCAGAAGGCTTCTAAGTATTCTTTAGTCATTACCTTGTAGTAAGTCCTAAAGAGTTGGTCGTTTGTAGCCCCATTCTTGTAATCAGTCTTTGAGTTGATCCAGCTAATTTCAATGTCTGGAACTTCTCCGTATTGCTTATATATGATACAGGCATACGTTAGTAACTGATCGTCCATTTCTAAGGATTCATTAGAGTGAGCAGACTGATTCTCACCAGTCTTGTGGTCTCTGATGATTAGTTTGCCCCGGCGTCTATAGATAAGGTCTACAATACCATGAATTCCAGCGGAATCACTAATGGGAAAGTTGATCTCTCTTTCGACTTCAACAATATCTATACCTGTGTCAATTTCTTGGGTCCTACGTTCCAGATAGCGACGGAACATAACGTGGACTTGGCAAAGCACTCCTAAATAGTCGTCCTTGACTTCAGCTAGGTCATTTCGCATCTTGGTGTCCATCGCACTAAAAGTTAATGGGTCACCAATTTTGTATCCAGCTTTAATGAGCTGGTAATAGAAATGCGCTAACTCATGCCAATAAGATCCAACCTCGAACTTCTTTTCTCGTTGCTTCGGACGTAACCCATTTTCATAGATGTACTTATGAAGTTGGGGACAATCCTTATGAACTCGAAACTGACTCGGGCTGATTAAATATAAAGGCTCTAAGCTCGTCGTCACCGTAGTACTCCAGTAGCTTTACCATTTCATCAATGGAAAGCCCTTGCGTCTGATAGAACTTCAAAAATCTGATAAACTCTTTCACGGTATACATAGTTGCTCCGAATTACTCGATGTAAAGCTCCTGTAGGTCTCTTAGAAATTGGTCAATTAACACTTGCAATGCATTCTTATCCTTAACATACAGGACAAGTTCAAATCTCTCATCTAACGATTCGATCAACCAACTACACTTAGGATCATCAGGGAAATTTTTATCCCCATACAGTGAAGCAGACCAATCATCATCAATAGTAAGAGTTGCTTTTTCTGTTATCGTTGATTCGTTTCTTATGGTTGTGTGGAATGGCATTAGTCATCTTCTCCCATGACGTAGGTACAGGCTTTGTACAAGACATAGAAGAATACAAGAGTAAACAGCACACCAGCAAAACCATACTTAACAATACTGTAGTCTAGATAAGGCCACGGCATTAAACTCCTTCAAGCACAATAGCCTTTACAGCATACATGAGGGATTCTTCCAAATGACGGAGAGCAATTGTACGCTCAGGTGTGCGCTCAATCATTCCACAAATATCATTAAGAAGATCCTTATAGGAATTTCTTAAAGTTTCTATTCGCTCGATTTGATCGCCCTCAGGTGTGATGTTTGTAAAGGACTTGCTGAACTTATCATAATCATCATCCATGTATCCTCTTTCTATTATTAGTAGGAGTGCCTATTACGGGATTCGAACCCGTACTTTAGAGATTTTAAGTCTCTTGCCTCTGCCGTTGGGCTAAATAGGCGCCAAACCTTTAGTCAGCTTCTGGCTCCGGAAGCTCGTTATCAATCTTTGGTTCCTCAACAATTGAACCAGCTTGCTGAAGCAAAGCCTGCTCTAATTGCTCAGGTGCAATTGAATCAGAAGTCCCACCTTCAAGATTTACCTGTGAAGGTGGAATCTCTACCTCAGGAACTTCTTCCTCCATTACTTCTTTGGAAGTATGCTCCTCTTTTTTACTAGCGGTCATTACGTATTCCTCCATTTACTGTGTTGAGTTTGTGGTCATGTAACACTTCATCAGGAAATCTTTCGGCCTCATTAATTGCGACCCAACTCCCTGTTTTTGTTAATGCTACTTGACCATCAGGTGACGGCTTTAAGATAACCACCTTTTCATAGCTCTGTCCAATACCGCCGACAACTTTTCGGAATACTACTTCCTTGACTGTTACTACCATTATTTCACTCCTGGTTATGAAATGCGAAAGTGAGAGTTAGCTAGTTGCTGTCCAAGTAACCAATCCTGGCGGGATTTAATTAGGGCAACTAGCTAACTCTCGAACTTCCAGGCTTCCAAAGCTTTCTCAACAACACCGAATTAGAAAGGTGTAGAATTCAGTATTGGATTTCTCATCCCCGGAACTAATCGTCATCAACCCTACTGAGAGGATTAGATACGCTTGCAGGAAGGAATTTAAGAGCCGGGTTAACTCACCTGGAAAGAAGAATTGGGGCAGTTTAATAACATGCCCAGGTTAACCGATCATTCGGTAACTTCAGTTTCCTCGTCATCATCATCGTCGTCATCGTCATCTTCGATGTCATCCGATGAAGCATCCTCAGGAATATATCCGGAGAGAACTCGACCGTCATCAAATTCGACGGACAACTTCCCATCCTTAGGATCTTTCGTATCAACACCCTTTGACTTCAAGAAAGCAGTCAATTCCTTGCTGCCTTCGAATCCGAGTGAAATAGCGAGATCCTTGTACTTTGGCTTGGGATCAATTTCCTCACCATTGATTGCCCAAACCATAAGGCTCATCTTTCGTGCTCCACGCTTTCCATGCGAACCACGGCGAGTCTTTGGCATTTCCAGATCAACATCGTCCATAACTTTGGCGACATTAACGACCTGCTTGATTGTCTGGTACAAACCAGAACGCTGCTTGGAAAGTTCCTCAGCTTGTTCCTGAGAAATAAGCGGCTCGGACTTAGGAGCAGCTTCGACTTTGGCTTCAATGATCTTGTTGTTCTCCTCATTGAATTCATCACGCAAAGCCTTGATGATTCCCTCAACAATCCCAACCAATTGCTCGGGATTGGAAACGGTGCGAAGTTGCTCGATAGTTGTCTGAGCACCATCGGACCACAATGATTCTGTGGCCTCAATAAGTGCGGAAACAACATTGCGGCGAGTTGCAGATGCAGAATCATTCAATGAATCAAGCTGCAAATCAATCTCAGCAATGGTGTCCCACAGCTTCTTATAGTGCGGCCAAACCGCAGTATCTTCTTCTGTGACGTTTGACATTTGTCTCTTTCTTTCTCTTTATTGATCGACCTGGTGGTCGCCTGTGCCCTCTATATACATACATGGCAACTATGGGTGTCAAGACATTTCTGAATCCTGGCAACTGTGGATAACTGATAGCTGGTGGCTATGGGTTATCCACACCTACAGGTAATCTGCAATATCATTTACAATGGTGCTTTCTCCCTTTTCTGTTTGCATATCTCGTTTCTTATGACATGATGCACAACGCCAATTCAGATCTTCTACGTTGTTATTATGCAAGTCTTTTGATTCATGATCTGCTTGCAATGCTTGTCCAGATAAAACGCGACGCTCGTAAGGCCAAATCTCATCGAAAAAGACTGGCGCATCTTTGGGTGGTTCACGTGTTGTTTTACCGCACTCAACACAGCAGAAATCTACTCGTGCATTAAACAAAGAACGTCTTGCTTTCCTGCGTCCAGTAGATCGCCAATCAATTACTAATTCGTCCTTCATAGACTCAAGTCTTTCTGATTGGGTTTAAAGCACCGCCTACATTGAAGCCCGGTCTTATCTGCCTCAAATATTTCGCACTGACATACACCTACAAATCCTGTAGGTTTCCTCTTAAGTTTCTGGTTTTCCTTTCTTTGACAGATGGAACACATAGCTCTGTTCTTCCACTTGTACATGCCGCATCTGGGGCAGACACGATTGGTCATGTCATATTGGTGTTTGTTCGCCATCGAAGTTGTTCCTCAACGTACTAGCTAGTAGTGTAGGAAATGTGATAGGAATGAAATAGTGCAAGTCTCTGGGCTTAAGCCAGCACTTAATGAGCGGATCATCGTCTGGTAATGTACCATAGATATCGAGACGATTTCCAGTACTCAGAACAGTTCTTCCACCTACAGGGAAATACTCAGTATAGATTGGATGGATACCCATTTCTTCTCCTATTTCATCGACAGTTTCAAAATGTTGTAAACCGCAAGCATCACATACACCATTGCAATTGTAATTGATCTGGCCGTTTTCGATGAGACAATGAACACAGACTTCTTCATCAGGGATCATTCCATCTCCAATTCTTTCATAGCCTTAAGCGTCTCTTTTCTATCCATCTTAGGTGCCTTCTTGGTAACTCTGGGAACAGGAACACGAGTCTCATTCATGTTCTTAATGACCTCTTCTTTTTCCAAGAGAAAAGCATTCAGCTCTTGTAATAGATGAAGAAGCCAAGACGCTGCTAATTGTGCATCGGCAGTATCGTGGATGTTCCAACCTTCGGGCCAAGTAGAGTAGGGGAATTTCGTTCTAATGAATTCAAAGAACAATTCCTCTGTCAATGGCATCTTAGTAACTGTGTGCTCACTCATAGCTTAAGTTTATTCCTTTCAGTTGAAGATCGGTTCTTGTGCTGCCAGGACTATAGAGATATCCCCAAATATAGTCGAAACTTCTGCGGTGAATGTCTGGCACTTCCCATCCGTATTTATGGCAGTAGCGATTTCTATCGCAAGTATCGAAAACAGTGTGCTTATGTAAAACGACAGAATAGGGGAATTCTGGTAGTTTGGTAGGGTTATAGATACTAATAAAGGTAACATCTGTCGCTGTTGTCCAATCAGTCGATGATACTGGTCGATTCTGATATATGAAGATGTCATTAGTATTCCTACCTTTTTTAGCAGGCTTTTTATGCGACTGTACTAACGCTTTAGATCGAGCAATTAGGTCGTCTATTTCACTCATAGTTATCCTGATTTCGCATCTTAGCTACGTTTGTATTCACTTCCTCAATAAGAGTTAGTAGCTCTGATTCGATATCTATTAAAAGACAATAGGGATTACTGTCTTTATTGTTACGTATCTTTTCACGGATAACTTTTGCCATATCCGCTTGGCCCTCTAAATGCCCACGTCTATAAGCGTAGGCAAGTACACCTTTTATTTGATCACTCATGATACTCTACTATGTCTTTGCAGAGTTGTAGATGTTCTTTCATAGGATTCAAATAGAAATCCATTCGTTCTGTTAATTTAGGGTTACGAATTTTCTCTGACTCCATGTAGGCAATCATAAGTTCCATCTCCCATATAGTAGGTAACTTATGATCCGGCATAGCCCACCTACAGGAATTATTTGTACAGAAATAATTGCCATTGTAAGTGAGTGATTCTTCTTGACAGTCAGGGCATCTAAATCCCTCTATAATTTGATCGCTCATAGGAGCTTCTTAAGATATGCTGCCCATTCACCTGGACGAAGCTTCTTATCTTCTGTCACACCCTCAATCATGTTCCTCTTTTCCTGAATAATCGCATCCAGCCAAGAATCAACTGAATTCTGATTCTTCAAATGATAGACCGAAACAGCTTTAGTAGCTCCGGGTCGGTATACTCGATCTGTACATTGATCGTTCCGTGCTGGATTGTACCAAAGATCAAGGAAAATAACGCATCGAGATCCTCCGGGCCAACGTTCTGGGCTTCTATGGAGATTAAGTCCCTCTCCCATTGCACTGTTAATGCACAATACATCAATCTTTCCTTGCTGGAAATCAGTTTCCATATGAGCTAATTGATTGGATGTTTCACCTGCAAGAACTGAGCAGGTCATTCCGACTTCCTCAATTCTACGCTTGACCTCAAACAGAGGCGCATTGAATGTACAGAATACAACAACAGGCTCATCTGTCTTAGAAATGATATCAATGCATTCGTCAATCTTGCTGGACTCTTTAACTTCCAACTTATTGATCGTGACCATCATCTTCTGAGTTACCTCATCAAGAATTGGCACACCGAATTCATCCATCATTGGAACTTTGAAATCAATGACTGGCCAAACATTGATCTGACGAAGCCTGATTAGTTGGGCAATGATTGCAGTAGCTGAGAGAACCTTATCTCCCTGTTCTTCCAACCAAACGAAGAATTGATCCCTCATCTGATTGTAGACTTCCTGTTGTTGAGGAAGCATTTCCAACAATACTTCCCGATCTTCATAGGGAGTAATTTCTGGCATCTGCAAACCGACTTCATCTTTGCGACGGCGAACCATACGTCCACGCAATGCTGAGTCAAGTAGTTTCTGTCCATCAACTACAATCTTGTATTCGTAGCCAATCTTTTGAGTCATGGTATATGCTGACTCAAAACTTCTCAGGCTAGGAAAGCGCTCAGGATCAAAGATATGGAGATATGCCCACATTTCTCCAACCCGATTAACCATTGGAGTACCCGAAAGCATAATCATCATCTTGGCTTTCCGAGTAATCTCGAATACTGATTTCCAAATCCCTGTAGGACCACTTAAGTTAGCTCCGCCTTTAAGCTTATGGACTTCATCCATCACAATGATATCCCAATCAATGTCTGCCAATGCTTGTGTAGTGCGGCATGTTTCGTAGTTCGTGATTACTGCAAAACCAAACTCACGAACTAATTCGAATACTGCTTCACGCTCTTTCTTAGGCATGGATCCCTCAACAGGAAGCATCTTGAATTCTGGCATCCAATGCTTACCCTCACGAACAGTACCACCAGTTTTAAGGATACTGGATTTTGTGAGCCAAAGAATCTGAGGATCATGGCCGTGCTCAGCATGGAATAGAACTTGAATGCACTTAATCATCATGAATGATTCATAAGTCTTGCCAAGTCCCATATCGTTGGCGTTCAAGAAACCATTGAATCCAGACAGATAAGCATGAATTGCTGAGACGATATCTTCCTTTTGATAATCTCGAGCAGCCGCCCAACCTGGATGATCCCGCATAATTTCGAAAACCTTATCAGCGGTTTCTTCAATGGCTTTATTAGCCAATGCTTCTCTCAGCAATCTTTCCTTGTGTTGAGCAGCATGAAGCTTACCTTGCTTAAGTTCACCGATAGTATCTCGCACTTCTCTACGAGTACCCTCTAATTCCGAGAGTTTCTTTCGAAGCGCTTCTATCTCTTCTGCGACTTTATTATAGAGTTCCTCATTCTGCTCGATTTGAATGTCGGCATTGAGAATGTATTGCTCTACTTCTTTCACCGACATTTCTTTAATCGGCTTATCAACTATCTCAGGAATAATTGGTTCCTCATTATCTGAATTCAAGTTGAATGAAAACATTAGTTGACCTTTCTTGGAAATGCAGGATGCTTCAAATCAAGGGATCGTTTGTCGTGACGCCAAGTACCTGCATAATCCTGGTAGCAATGTTCACCACAGGTAATGCAGACAATTTCAGGGGATGCTTTACTTAGTCGAATAAACAGCCAAGTAAATACCATACCGCAAGTGACAAAGAATGCAATAGCAAAATGTAGATCACTCATAAGGAAGAAATACCGCTGTCGTTCCATCGCCCATATTAATGACAACGGATTCAATGTCGTTCCGTTCATCGGCAACACTAATAAATATGCCAATTGTCCGTGAATCTTCCCGTCCGGAATATGTATGCAACTTAACCCCATCAGGATCAGTCACTGTTAATGAGTACAAATTCTTCATGATTCCTCTTCCTTAAACATGGCATCCCAACACCCAGGATGAATGCCGTTAAGAATATGCTCTCTTTTAGCTGGCTCAAGTGTGGGCCAAACATTCTGAATATGTGGGGGATTAGATGACTGAAAGAATTGCCAGTACTTACTACCGTCTAGAAGAATCTTACTCGTTTGCTTACAGTGAAAGCAACGAGGGATTAAATGATGCCTTTCTTCCACCAAATAAGTATTGGGCGAACCCTCGGAATAATCGAAGTAAAGTTCCATCAGAGGTTTGTCACCTTTACAGTTACTTGATCGGGATGAGCCTCGCAATATTCCATGACGTCCATCATGGTCATCTTATCGTAGTATATACCCAACAAACGTGCGACCGCAAATGGGTTGAATAGTGGGTCCTCAGAACCTGGCATATAAAATGCAGGGGTAGATGTTGGTGATGCAGCGTAGTTACCTGGACGAGCTTTAATCGCCGGAAACTTGAGATCAAACATCAGGTCCAATACCTTACGAATTGGCTCCCAACTCTCACGAAGTCGCTTATGTTGCAAATGAGCGAGCTTCTTATCGGTGATTGATTCAGTCATACTCAATGATTCACGCTTAGCCCGGTCATGAATTGTGTTGTCCAAATCATTGGCCAATTTACGGAGCGCATCTGCAAGTCCAGCTACTAATGGGAGCGGAACTTCCTCGCAGGAAACATACATGGTTTCAAGAACCTCTTGAAATGTCTCCTTATATAGAGCCTTGAATTCAGGATTCCGCTTGAATTGATCTCTCGCAGAATCTTCAATCTGTGAAGCAGGAGTTGATTGTTCGTCGAGTATTTTCTCGAGCTTTTCAGCTGCAATAAATACGTTACGAGCAAACTCGGCACCATCGGATTCATCATCCATGAATTTGTTCACGGGAATTTCAAGGTCCGTGAATACGTTACCAGGCTTAGCCATTGTTTTCACCTTTCATATCATCAGTAGGGATTTCAATTACTTTGAGGAAGAAATGGTTGGCAATAATAAGTGCCCATTGAGGATCTTCCACAATTGCGACTGTGAATTCTGAGTTGTCTTTCCAGGGTACATCTGGCACCACTAATTTAAATGCCATCACAGACCATGCACCCGATTAAAGTGAGCAATCATATCAAGCACTGTGAAATTGGAAGCGGTAACCAATTCATACAGGGAGGTATTAGCGGTCTCACCTAAGTGCTGCCACTTATTTACATAGCGCAATCCATCGGGATGATTCATGACCATTGAGTACATGATATGAACGAATCCCGTATCTGTGAAGAATCCGAGGATTTCATGGACCTCATCTTTGACGCTGAATTGATCGCCCTCATTTTTCTCTGAGTCGAATTCAATTTCAACGTGCTCCAATTCGTTATTCTCGCTCATTACTTTCCCATCCACTTAATCGTAGGGTTAATAAAGTCGGGATGGCCGATGACCATCTTAGTATTGAACGTGCAAATAACCTCATCGGAATCGAGTCCGAGAAAGTTACCAAATTCATCAGGTGTTTCCTGAGCGAAACAACCTGATTCAAATGGCGTATCAAATGGAGTTCCAAATTCGATTTCCATTATCACTCCTCAATCTTCTTGAATTCGCAGCCGGACGTATCTTCGAACAGAACAGTGATCATAAATAGGTCAGCGTTCTGAGCAAACAAGTTAAGAACTTGCCGGTATGTTCCGCCCAATTCTCGATCACCATCAATGATGGTGATTTCATCGACGCCATAATTCTCGCCTTGATAGAGAGAACTTTGTTGAATCTTCATTTCGTATTTCACCTTTCTAATTATGAAATAGCTATTTGTGCTGGGACGTGTTGGGGTCCACCTCAAGTGTACACCCTCTGTCAACCCCTTTATTAGCTAATTACTATTAGTATTAGTATTTACTAATTTAGCCTTAAAGTATTCTGAAACAAGTTCTTGAAGTTTTTCAAAATGTATTGTCAATTCATGAACATCAACTTTCTCTTTATCTTGAAATTGATTAGCTAATTCTTTTCTTGAATTATTATTTAGATTAGCGAGTATTAATAAATCAGTCAGTAATACTGCTGCTCTTTCTTCTTGAGCCTGCGACAGTTTGGAGGCCATTGCATCTAGTTCTTTGTGTTGCCTAGCAAATGCATTAACGATTGGTGAAAGGTTTACAAACTTAGTGAGAGTTGCAGGTACTCGCCATACAGGGATTGCGTCATCTATTGTAGTTAATGTACGCAGTTCTGTTTGGAAGATCTTTTTCTTCTCTAGGAGTTTATTCACATTTTGATAAACCGTTTTAGGTGCAACTAGAGGGAACTCAGTTAATAACTCCTTTCTAGATGTTGGCTGATTCTCTTTGATATACTCTAGAATTCTCTGCTCGTAACTCATGACAGATTTAATCTAATGTTAGAAGTCTTTGGGACTTCCTTCTTAGTAAGAACTTCTAAGAATAGAGGCCAGCATTCATCACAAAAATCGAATCGAACTTTCTCCTTTTGAAAGTAGCCAGAGCAGTATGGATGAGAACCATCTACCCTTGTTCCGCATTTATCGCATTTATAGTATAGCATTATGTCTCCTCATATGGATGGGTGTAGGCTCCATAGGTATAGTTGTGAACTATGATGTCAAGTAAAATTCCATAGCTGTAGCCTGTGGATAACTCATAGTTGAAAACATTAAATGTAGGTTTAGGAGATAAACATAAGCTTATGTCAGGAGAAGGTTCCCTAAGGCCCTCTAAATAAGTTCCGATTTGAGATTTGCTTATTTGTAGCTATGGGCTGGAGGAGGTGAATCAGGGTGAGGGGTAGGGTGAATTTATAGTCACAGATCGGATCATGCCTGGTAGATGGCATAGTTAATTAGGTCAAAAGCTTAGGTTTTTGACCGTATAGGACGGAGTACTATTCGGGCAAACCAATCCAGACCGAGCGAAAAAGGACTATGGAGAGCGGGCTAGTTGACTACACTAATTGTAACTTATCTATGAATGGACTTATATGAGCTTATGAACATACCTATATCATACATACTAGGCGAACTTGTATTAAGTCTAATAAAAGGCGGATACAAATAATGCGAATACCCTGTAGGTCTAAATAATGTGTTGAAATAACGATTCCTAAATGGTGCCAATAATAATGCGACGGCACGGAGTGCACATATATTAAAAAGCCCCGATCCAATTATTTCTAATCAGATCGGGGCTATTAATTTGATTCCTGGTCAATCCATCATTCAATTATTCTGAATCTTCCTCATCATCCATTGACAATTCGTCCAACAGATTCGTATCGGAATTATTCTTCTTCGAGCGAGGCTTCCTAAAGTATTCAGCCTCTTTCAAGTAGTCCGACCCGTTCAATTGACGGCATTCCTCAAGAACCTTATCGAATTTCTTAAAGGCTTGAGCGATCAATTTCTGGAACTTATGGGCCAATTCCACCTTAGCGATAATTTCATCTTCGGTGTATTCCCAAATGTTGCCAGACATCAAATCGGACAGAATCTTATCTTCAATTACTGCTTTCAATGTGCCCCGCTTAACTGCTTTAGCAGCAGTTTGAACAGTCTCATTGATTGCAGCCTCATTATTGGACTTAGTAGTCATTTCATACCTTTCATAGTTTGAATTACGGACTTAACTATAGATATGAATTGACCAGGAATCGGGTTTCTCTTTAATTGTCAAGGAGCCAGTGGATTTATTAATCCAAATACATACTATCACATAGAAGAATTGATGTCAAAAAAATGGTGCCATAATAGATGTAAGGCATGCTTTATTAATTCAATTAAGCTCACCTAATAATTAATGGTAGGCGGGCCTAACAGATAATGCGACGCCTGCGGAGCAATAAATTTAAGCCTCTCCCTCTTTCAAGGGAGAGGCTTCTTCTCTCAGTAGTTCGAGAGGTAGTTATCGCCGGAGATCATTCCCCGCTGCTGAGCAATTGCCAGCCGAATAAACCTCTGAATTTCCTTGAGGTTTTTCTGCGCTGCTCGCAATTCCCAGATGTCCATGTCAGCGAGAGGATTCTCCTCATCCTGATGAGAAGCAACCTCACTGACAAAAGACCGCATAGCTTCGGGCCGCATGTTCATTCTTACCACCACCTTTCCTGTAGGATAGTTGAGCAGTTTTTCATCATGCTCAGGATTACCCTCGGTTTTGTTTCCCTGCTAGATGTCCCGACTAATAGTCGAGATCATCCAAGAGAGAGCTGTCAGGATCACCGGCCTTGCGGGGCTTACGGAAGTGCTGAACTTCCTTCAAATAATCCGAACCTTTGAGCTCACGCAATTCTGTGAGTCGCTTGTCGAATGACTTGTAAGCCTTTGCAGTGACACCCCGGAATTTATCTAGGGTCTTTTTCGCTGAGGTAATTTCTTCCTCAGTGAGATCCCAAATATCTCCCGACATGCACTTTGCAAGGAGCTTATCCTCAACAACGGTTTTGAGAGCACCCCGCTTTTTAGCGGTATCCTCCTCGACTGCTGTCTCCGGTTCCTGCTCCGGCTTTTGTGCTGCCATTTGTTTTGTACACCTCCGATCCTGGGCTTTTTCGCTTGCGCTCTTTGCGCTCGCACTCCCTTACAAGAGATAATCTACTCCCTCTGAGAGAGAAACACAACAAGTTTCTCAGATATCTCGGAAATTTTTTTAAACAAGCTGACTTGCTTTTTGCAAGCTAGGTTGTTTTTTGCAAGTTGGCCTAAATGATGATGCGACCGAGCGGGAGCGAAATTTAAGCTTACTCTGAACAACAAAACCCCCTACCGAAGTAGGGGGCTGTTGAAAACTTTTTTGGTTTTTCTTTGACCACGTTTGACACCTTTGTGCCATGCCGTGATACAATCAGGTTTAGTCAGACTTGATGGGCAGTTCAAACGGTGTCCAGTCATAGTTAACAACCTCCTCGTGATTAGCAATCAGCTTAGTGAGGTAATCTCGCTTAGCTCCCATTGGACCTGAGATGCAGTATTCATCGCTGCATCCATCATTGTAGTAAACGTGGTAACGATCATCTTTGTCGGGATAGAGTGTGTACTTAGGAAACTTGAGCATGGCTAACCTTTCTGAGCAGTTTATCGTCATGCTCAGGACAGTTGAGTTACTTGCTTGTTGGATGGTTTCGGCGACTGCGCTTTGATGCAGCGTGCATACCGAACGATTGAATTGTGAACTTTGAACGAGGGAGACTGAACAAGTACGCTGCATTGTTGACGTACAGTCGGCAGCTAGCCTCATCTCCCTGATGACAAACAGTCTGTGTCTGATTGTCGAACACCTCGTGAGTATCTTTCATCATTTCACTCACCCCCTTTCAATTCTGAGAAACGAGCGATCAGCTTTGAAGCCTCATCGACCCGCCGATTCATTTCGAGTCGGACCAAACCGTTCAATTGAACAGTCCACGAATAAACCGCCGTAATTTCGTCGGTCGTAAGCAGGTGCATATGTCCGAACGAAATAGCCTCGCAGATTTCCTGCTGATTCATTTCGCCTAGTGACTTGCGGGTCGGTGTTGTCATACCCCTATTAAACAGGAATCCGCCGGAATGCACAACGCATTTGACCGATTAGTTATCCGGATCTTTATACACACCCTGTGGAAAAAGTTGTGGGTAAATAAGATAGGCATACCTAATTGAATTAATTGGCCGGCACGAATACCAGATATGAGGGTGACTTGACGTGCGATGTTAGGCATGCTTAACTGTTCCTCGGAAAACCCCCACTCATTATTACGACGGCTCCCAGTTTAACTTGGGAAATCAATTAATTTGGATGGAAAATGGATCAATTCGCATTTAATTTACAAAAAAATGAAGAGTTGAATGAAGAAATAAAACAAGTATTAGATTCCTTTTCCACAGAAAAATTAGGCTATCCAGAGCAAAGTGCGACGAATCTAATTCAACTCTTTGATCCTACAGATCAATTCATTTCTAACCTTACTACAATAATAGTAGTATATTTTAATGAGAACAATGAGCTTCCTCCCCCCAGTATTCTATTAGAGCATTACGTAGAAGGAATAGAATTAAAGGAACTCGAGATTCTTCTTGAAAAAACAATTAACTCCAAATTGCAAAAGTGGGGCACTCCTACTTATCAATTTAATAAGATCAAAAATCTCAATCTTAAAAATGATAGCAAGTACGATCCGTTATTCGTATTAGCTTGCCAGAAGATCTGTGACCAAAGCTCTACCAAATCATTCGGCGCACGAATGAAAGATCTCAAACCATTAGGTATCTCCGAAGCTACTTGGACGAGTTGGATGAACATTCCCTCGTACTTCGAATACGCACAAAAGATGGTTAAAAAGCAATTAGAGACAGTTAGTGAAATCAATGCAGCCAATTCATTATCTCATCTTATTCAGAAGGAAGATCTCCAAGCAATTAAGTACTACCATGAATTGACGGGCAGATTCAAACCCGCACAATCAGAAAACAATATGAACCTCCAATTCATGATTATTACTTTACTAGAAATCCTAGTAAAGCACGTAGACGCATCCATCATAGATACAATAGCCACAGAACTCGAAGATACCCCTGTAGGGGAACTACTCAAAAATAATTAGAAAGAGGGATTATGTTTATAAGTATGATAGCAGATACCAATGTAAGTCTAATTACAGTCCTAGTAGTTTTAGCCATTATTGCATTAATCATCTGGATTGTCATTCACATTCGAGGCCGCTGATGATAGATTATGATTTTAATAGAAACGAGTGGCTCTACTCAACGAGTCCACCTATAACTGGACCTTCTTGGAATCCCAAAGACATCAGATTTTTCAACATCCATTATACCGGGGACTCAAATTCATATGCCGGTAAGTCAGAACAAGCTATACTGAATAGTATTCAAAAAGACTACCAAAATAATAGAGGGTATAGTTTTGGATACTCCTCAGCTGTAGGTCTGAGCGGAAGCACTTATGAAGGTAGAGGGGATACTTATAGGGCTGCTTCAAATGGGATGGAAAACAACTACGGGATGGACAGCCCAACTATAGGGGATAACTTAGAGATCTTCTCATGTCTATTAATTGCTGGTGTCCCAGATATTCCATCCGCACAATTAGTTAATGGAGTCAGAAAATTATATCAATCAGTTATTGATAGAATAGGTCGAGAATTAATTATAAATGGACACAGAGATATGGCACAAACTGCTTGTCCCGGAGATAAAATTTATAGTTTAATTCAGAACAAAACCTTTTATCCAGTAGAAAGAAGTAAGGATGACATGGAAACACTCCGAATCCCCAGACGAATTATTGACACCAGGGAATCTAATAGTCCTGTTACTGGTGCTAGGTCTTTTGATATTAAGCCTCGTTCCGCAAGTGTTGTTGATGCAGAAATTACAGTTACTGCTATTCCTCTTACAGCTGAAGCAGGATACGCAGGATTGGGTCCAACAGACTCTTTCTCTAATTGGACTCAAGATGATATAAATAAACCAATTCCTCATACTTTCAGTGCTCCTGTAAGTAATGGGGTAGTTAGCTTATATTTCTCAACTAAGTGTCACGTCATCATTACTGTGAGAGCCGAAGGATGAGATGGCTAAATTTGAATTCACAAAGGAAGATCTTCAAGCCATTAAGACGGCATTTAATACATCCATTCTAGTAATTCTATTCACTAGTCTGAATATTATATTTGACTGGAACATAACTGTAGAACACTTGCTGCCATTCGTCCCGATTATTTTCGTAGTATTGGGAATGTTCTATAGAGCTAGTCTGGTTATTACTAAGAAGTGGCCCAACATGGGCTACATTCTATTTGCCGCTCGTGGAGATAAATCAGAAGATGGCTCGTAAAGAAGATACAGTTCCTATGCAGGACCTTAAGAGATTATTGATTAATCAATTAAGGAAAGCTAAGCAAGCTCCTGGTATCTACGGTTTTAAGGCGCATCCAAAACAAGTCCAATTTCTTACCAGTAAGAAAAAGGGCAAGATGATGATGGGCGGTAACCGTGTAGGTAAGACTGTATCCGGCGGTGCTGAAACAGTTATGCGTTTAACAGGCGTACATGAGTTTCAAGGAATAGATGGATTCACATATAGAATTAACAACTTCCCTAAACCACCCGTTAGAGGTAGAGGGGTATCTGTTGATAATGACCGAGGACTTAAGCTCATCATGCTTCCGGAGATTAAACGCTGGATGCCCTCCAAATTTTTAATTAACAATAGTTGGGAAGATTCCTACAGTAAGACAGATAAAATTCTCACGTTGAATAATGATTCCACGATGGAGTTTATGACTTATGAACAGGACGTAGATAAATTTGGTGGTACAAGTAGACATTTCATTTGGTTTGATGAAGAGCCTCCGCAGGATATATTTGAAGAATGTCTAACTCGTCTAATTGATACTGATGGGGATTGGTATATCACAATGACCCCCCTACAGGAAATGAGTTGGACTTACAATACTTTATACTTACCTGGACTAAACAGGAAGATTGACATAGAGATCGTTGCAGCCGATACTTATGAGAACCCGTACATCAAGCAGGAAGCGTTTGAGCGACTTACTCTTACTATGTCGGACGAGTCTAAAAGTACTCGGCGAACTGGTAATTACATTAGTCACACGGGATTGATCTACGGAGAATCTTTTAAGCGGGAAAAGAACGTATGTCCAGACTTAGTACAGTCTGATCGTTTTAGTATATTAAGAGACGAGTGGTCTCATTTTCAAATGATGGATCACGGATATACTAACTACACAGCTATTTTGTTTGCGGCGTATAATGAGGACGGGAAGATAATAATCTACGATGAGATTTACATCAATAAAACGATCATCAGAGATATTGCCACTCTCTGGAAAGACCGCAGACAATCTCTCGGGATCACCACTAAGTATTCTGTTGGAGACCCAGCCATACGGTCGAAAGACCCAATTAAGGGTAGTTCTATTCAATCTGAATACGGGGAAAACGGTATATTCATCGCCCTGGGAAATAATGACGTCCAATCAGGTATTACACTTGTTCAACGAATGTTCAAAGAACAGCAGTTAATCATTACTAGTAGGTGTGAAAACCTACTAGGTGAAGTAACTCAATACCGTTGGGATAGGCATTTAACTAAAGCCCGAGATAGGAAGAATACAAAAGAGACTCCTATCAAAAAGAACGACCACGCAATGGATGCTCTACGTTATGGAATAATGAGCAGACCAAAACGCTTTAATGATATTCCTGAGAGGGAAATCCCTGTAGGGATACATATAGTCTCGCCAGCTACTGATTTTGATTGGGAACTGGTAAATAAAACTAACCAACATATCGACGAATTTTTAGGAAGTGAAGTATGAGGCCCGTTCAAATTCTTGATCTACCTGTGACTGATCCTTATGTGTGCATTAAGTGTGGGCTTGGTGCTGGTTCTGACCGGCGTCATTATATTGATCTTGGTGTGGATTCATTATTAAAAGAAAAAGACCCTACAGGACAGTTGCATGTATTTGATGGAGTAATCTATCTGTGCAATATGTGCATGATGAGTTTAATTGGCGACTATCTTGGTCAGTTGTTTGGTTTTATTAATAACCAAGAACTAGGTTTCAATATGTCTCAGGCTGAAAGAAAAGAGCAAATTGATACCTTAGAGAATGAGATCTTTACTTTGCGTGAGCAGTTGAATAAGCGGGATGACGAACTCAAAGAAGCCAAACTTCAATTAGTAGAGTATGAGAATCAGTCTGCGGAAGAATTAGTGAAGGGTATTTTAAATGGACGAGATAATGAGAATGATGCTGGAAGTGATCCAGACTCAGAGGGAACAGATCAAAGTTCAGATGGAAACTATACAACAGCTGAATCTCCTGATCTTACGGCCGACTCTTTATTCCAACTCCACCTCGGGATCGCCCATAGTAACAATCCCTGACTCCGAAAATGAATTTGAAGAACAACAGCAGGAAGAAATCTACTTAGATGGGCTATGGGGTGATATAAATGGAGAGCTTGATCGGGAAAACTCCGGATCAGAAATTGGTAATTGAGTACTTAGATAAGTTTCGTGCTTGTCAGTCTCAACGCCAGCCATTTGAAAAAGAATGGTACAATAATCTAGCCATGTATTTTGGTCGTCATTACATGCAATGGCTTAGTTCTCCTACCAATACTGGCATGGCTATGGTATTACCTCCTGCTGCTGCTTGGCGAGTAAGACTTGTTTCTAATAGAATCAAGACTATCATTCGCAAAGAGAATGCTAAATGCAACAAAGAGCGTGGACAATTTTTTGTAATTCCTGCTACACCTGATGATGAAGATCTAGCCAAAGCTCGTATGGCCGAAGCTGTGTCTGAACAACTCTTAGTCAATAATGCTTTCGATCTTCGTAAGAGGGAAGCTAATTTTTGGCGTGGAGTCTGCGGTACTGGATTTATGAAAACATACTATGGGAAAGATGTTGAATTCTTAGCTCCCACGCCCTTCCATTTGTGGGTTCCCAACTTAGAAGAAGTAGATATCCAGAAGCAAGATTTTGTTGTTCATGGAATCGCTACTACTTCACAAGCAGTAATGGACCAATACAACGTCCAGGTAGAACCCGATACTACAGCAGATAATCCAGAATCCAAGTTTAGGCAGAGTCTAGGGATTGACAAGAAAGGTAAAGAACTAGACCATGTTTTTCTTAAAGAATTCTGGATTAAGCCCTGTAGGGAATTTCCTAATGGTGCAATGTTTGTTATTAGTAATGAGCAACTTATTTATATTGCTGAGGACCCCCCAGAATTCCAGAAAGATTCAACAGGACAACCAGTTCTTAAGGATGGGAAGCCAGTTGAAATCCCTAAGCCTAAGTCCAATGTTGTGGGTGGTAGTGCTGTTGAGTCAAAGTTTCCTTATGAGCACGGAGAATATCCGTTTGCTAAAATAGATCATATTCCTACAGGTAGGTTCTATGCAGAATCTACTATTAAGGATTTAATTCCTATCCAGAAAGAATACAACAGATCAAGAAGTCAGGCAATTGAAGCACGAAACTTAACATCTAAGCCTCAGTGGAAAGTTCCAATGGGTTCTGTAGATATTAAGAAGCTTACTGCTCAGCCTGGATTAGTGGTTGAGTATACCCCTGGGTTTGATCCTCCTGAGAGAGTTATTCCTCCTGAGTTGCCAGCATATTTTATGCAGGATCAGCAGGCTAACTTGAATGATATGGATTACATATCTAATCAGTTTGAGATCACTCAGGGCAGAACACCTCCGGGAGTTGAAGCAGCCTCAGCTATTTCATACCTACAGGAAGAAAATGATTCTATTCTTCTGGATACAATTACTTCATTAGAAGAATGTGTTGAGCGAATTGGTTACCAAGCTATTATGCTTGCTAAGCAATATTGGGACCCACAAAAGCTCGTACAGATTATGAGCGGTAATCAGGTCTATGAAGTAATGCAATTTAAGACTAATAGTTTGCCAGATCAAGTAGACTTTAGAGTACAACACGGATCTATGGCTCCTCGTTCACGAGCGGCTAAGCAAGCTTTTATTCTTGAATTGATTGATAAGCAATTAATCCCTCCGATGGAAGGATTAAAATATCTTGAAATGTCTGAAACCGCTCGTTTGTATGATGAATTGTCTATTGATACAAGACAAGCTGATCGTGAAAACTTTAAAATGAAGAGTGTGCAGCCTCCAACTCAAATGCCACAGGATGGAATGCAATCTCCTATGGGAATGGTTCCTGGACAACAACCTCAACCTGTTCAAAGTCCTGTTCAAGTTAATGAGTTTGATAACCATCAGGCGCATGTTTATTGTCATACGAAGTTTATGAAGTCGCAACAATATGAACAACTTGATCCTCAGATCCAACAGTTGTTCTTAGATCATTACAAAGTTCACCTAGTTATGTTAGGACAACAGTACCAAGATGCCGGAACCACTGGAGACCAACAATCTGGGGGAAATTCAGCTCAACCTTCCTCAAACGGACAGCAACAGCCAGTCCCAGCCTGACGAATACGTTAATGATTTTTTAAGTAAGGTTGATCCCGTTGATCGTCCTTATGTTGAGAAATATTACAAAGATTGGGGCGCTGGAGTTACACAAAAGTTCCAAGATTATTCGGAACGAATCAAGCCGTGGGAAGAATTGGGTGCTGATTATGAGTCAGTTCAAGCTGCAATTGCTACAATGCGCTGGGCTGACTCTGATCCTCTAGCCTTTTATAACGCTATCAAAGAACAATTAGAAGAGATGGAACTCTTGACAAACGACAACAACACCCAACTAAATACTGCTCCAACTGTTCCTCCTGAATTTGATGGGGTTCCTGAAGCCTTCGTTAAGGAACATTTGGAACTTCGCTCTAAGGCGGAGAAGTTCGACAAGTTTATGTCTGATTATGAGAATGAGAAAAATACTACTCAGAATCAGCAACAGCTTGACAAAATCATGTCTGAGCTGCATACTAAGCACGGACGATTCGACGAGGATGCAGTTCTCGCACGAATGATTAAAGGGATGAATCCTGACGATGCAGTTAAGGATTACATCAAAGTAGTATCGGAAATCAGCAATCCACAAAAACAAGCTCCGCCTCCCGTATTAGGTAGCGGTAGAACAGCTGTGGATCAAGTTGATTCTTCCAAGTTAAAAGACAACAAAACACGTAAGGCACTTGTTGCCGAAATCCTTGGAGGGATTGATTCATAATGCCAGCTACCTTGACTACCGTGGACGGTATTCTTAAGGAAGTATACGAGGGTCGCATTAATGACCAGCTTAATGAAGAGCGGGTTACCATTAAGCGAATCGAACGTACTTCGGATAACGTCACTGATAATATTGGCGGTAAGTATGTTGTGTTCCCTGTACGTTCAAGCAGGAATACAGGTATTTCTTACCGAGACGAATCTGTCCAGTTAGCTGATGCTGGACAACAGGGATACAAAGCTGCTCAGGAAAGACTTAAGTACGGTTATGGCCGAGTTAAGTTCACTGGGCAAATGATGCGTCTTGCTCGTACCAATCCTCAGGCATTCTCGAATGCCCTTGATGAGGAAATGGATGGACTTAAGCAAGATATTGGTAAGGATGAGAACCGAATTGCTTGGGGACACCCCGATCAAGGTGGTCTTGGAGTTACAGGAATTGTTGCCAAGCTTACTAGCTCGCCTGCTGCTGGTACGACATTTACTGTTGATACAGTTCAGTGGCTTGAAGTTGGTATGCTTGTTGATACTGTCAACTCAACTGGTCCTGTTATTACCAACGCTGGTACTCTCATTACCGCATTAAACCGTACCACTAATACTGTTACTGTTTCAGCTGCCATTACTTCTACGTCAGGTTTTTACTTGGCTCGTACTGGCAACTACAACAAGGAGCCTTATGGTTTCTCTAACATTATTAGTGCTACTGGCGTTCTCCACAACCTTAATCCTGCGACTGCTGGACAAGAGTTTTGGTCATCGTTTGTTGATACGACTACCACTACTCTTACCGAACTCGCAATGATTGGTATGGGCGACGCTATTCGTCAACGTGGCGGAGAATCAATTACTGCTATTTTCACCTCTTTAGGTGTTCGTAGGAGTTATTGGAATCTCCTTACTGGTATGCGTCGTTACAATGAGCCTAAGTCTTTTGCTGGTGGTTTGACTGGTCTTTCTTTCATGTATGGTGGAAAAGACCTCCCGCTTGTTGAAGATCCTGATGCTCCCCAAAAGACAATGGTTATGGTTGCTGAAAATCAACTCAAGATTTTCCGTGACAAGGATTGGTATTGGGAAGATTTGGATGGCGGAATCTTTAAGTGGGTTGCTAACTTCGATGTTTGGGAAGCACTTCTCAAGCAATACTGGCAGATGGGAACTCATAAGCGGAATGCTCACGGTAAGTTCACGAACATTACCGAGTCCTGATTTCCTTGTTGGGATAAGGGAGAAAGGGGGCTGGTCATTAGATCAGCCCCCTTTTTTTCATTTTGGAGGCGAAATGTTTGTTGCGCAGTCAGCTTTAACAATTGATCGTGAATACGTACCTGGACTTGGCGAGGAAGTCTTTGATACCTTAACCAGAAAAACATACAAAGGTGATGGGTATACTAAGGTAAAAAATCTAGTTCCCCTAGATGGTGGAACAGCTACAGTTTTTCCTGTAGCAGCAGAAGTTGAGTACAATAATTCTAACTCAGGATTGGCCGCAGATAACGTACAGGCAGCTATTGATGAAACCTATCAATTTGCTCAGTCTATTGATACAGAATTAGGTGCTCACTTAACTGATACTACAGCGCACAGTGCTGATGCTATTGTATATAATCCAGCATTAGCTGGTGAAGTGATTGCTACAAATGTACAGGCGGCATTAGATCAGCATTTTTTAGATACGACCGCACATACGGCTGGTCATATTCCGTTTGTTCCTACACCTACAATTCCATCCAATAATGTACAGGCTGCTATCCAAGCTGTAGATACAGAGATTCAGAATATATTAGCAGGAGGAATTGTAGAAGCGGTAGATATTTCGTTTAACCCTACTGCTCCGATAACTGCCACGAATGTTCAAGCCGCCGTAGATCAAGCCGCCTCATTAGCTAATCAAGCTAAGACGACTGCTGATACAGCTAACACAAATATTACTGCACACATGATTGATACGCTAGATGCCCATACAGCATCAGCGATTAAATATGTAAATAGTGGAGTAATTACAGATGTCTTCGATGTTCAAGCAGCTTTAGATAAGCTTGCCACAATGATAGGCGGCGGTACTTCTGCTAAGTACAGTTCCCCTGTAGGTAACGGTTCCGCTTTTTTCTACGTTATTAATCATAACTTAGGAACACGAAATGTACTTGTTCAACTGTATCAAAACACAGGTCCGTATGCTCAGATTGAGTGTGATATTGAGCGAACGGATAATAACAACGTAACACTTCGTTTTGCTACTCCCCCAACTACTAATCAATTTAATGTGGTGATTGGCTAATGTCTCGTATATTTGCAGTTCCAGTAGTTCTACCCGCCGATCCTACCAATCCTCTTGAAGCTGCAACTAAGCAGTATGTAGATGCAGGTGCTGGCGCAGTTGCTAATGATAGCGTTACTAATGCTAAATTAGCTAATATGCCAGCTAATACAATTAAAGGTAATAATACTGCGTCTACAGCTGATCCACTTGATCTTACTGTAACTCAAGTAAAAACACTCTTAGCTATTAGTTCTAGTGATGTTTCTGGTTTAGGTGCCTTAGCTACTCAATCCACAGTTAATCTGTCTACTCAGGCAACTGGTACATTACAAGCAGCACAAGAACCTGCCCATACAGGTGATGTTACAAACACAGCCGGTGCTTTAGCATTAACTATTGCAGCCAATGCAGTAACTAATCCTAAAATGGCGAACATGACCCAGAATACTATTAAGGGTCGTGTTACTGCATCCACAGGTATTCCAGAAGATTTAACTGCTGCACAAGCTGTAACTGTAATAAGTAGTGGTTCCGGTGGTGGAACAGTTAACTTCTTAAGAGCAGATGGAACATGGGCTGCTCCATCTGCCTCATTAGCTAACAATAGTGTTACAAATGCTATTCTAGCTGATATGGCTGCTAACTCTTTTAAGGGTAACAACACAGGAGCTACTGCCGATCCTATTGATATGACAGTTGCTCAGGCTAAGACTCTCTTAGCTATTACTACATCTGATATTTCTGGTGTGTTATTAGCTGCTCAGGAACCAGCGCACACAGGTGATGTAACTAATACTGCTGGATCATTAGCTCTTAATATTGCTACCAACGCTATTATTAATAGTGACTTTGCCCAGGCTCCTGCGAATACGATCAAGGGTAATAACACTGGTGCTACAGCTAACATCACTGATATTACAATAGCTCAGTTAGCTACAATGTTTGCAGGAACATTGATGCGTATGTTCTCAGTAGCTTGCGCTGCTGCTGTAACTACGACTGTTACCCATAACTTCAATACTCGAAATGTCACAATTGATGTTTATCGTGCTACTACTCCGTGGGATTCTGTAGAGTGTGATAAAGAACGATTGGATGCTAATAACGTAACCATTCGATTTGCTACAGCACCTACAGCTGGACAATACACGATAGTAGTGATGGGTTAGTATGAGCAGAAAACTTCTCGTACCTTTTCAACTTCCTGCTGATCCTACTCTTGCTTTAGAAGCAGCTACTAAACAATATGTAGATTTACAGAATGAAGTAATAGTAGCTGCTGCTGATCCTATCACTACTAATCCACAAGCAGAGTTATGGATTGACACAGTAACTAATCCACCTGCCGCTCCATTAGCTTCTGCTATTTCGTTTTCACCTACAGGTACAATTGCTGCAACTAATGTTCAATCAGCTGTTGCAGAAGTAGCTAATGAAGCGCCTAGAGGATTAGTTGCCTGGAAACAAGGAACTTATGCAGGATTAGCTTTAACTGCAACTCCTACTACATTTGCTACATTAGTTGTAACTTTAACTGTGGGTAGGATGTATGAATTAATTATATCCTGTAGAGCAATAACTTCAGCTAATAATCTTTATTTTTCTTGTGCCCCTTCACCAGCAGGTGGAATGCCTTTAGTTGATGATTATGTGTATGCTCCAACTAATTATAATAGTTGTTATATACATAAAATATTAGTACCTAATGCAACAGCATCTTATACTTTTGCTATTAAAGCTAACACTGGTAGTGGCGGGGGAAATATGTGGAACGATCAAGGTGGCGGTGTGTGGATAAATGATCTTGGACTAGCGATTGCGAGTCAATAATGACAGTCTTAAAAGCAAGAGTTGCAGGAGCTTGGCAAACATTAGGGTCAGGATTTGGTCCCGCTGGTGGTGTAGCTGGAGATTTACTGATAAAGAATTCAGCTACTGATTTTGATGCTGTATGGGGTACTACATTACCTAAAGCTATTACTGTAGGTACTTTAGAGTCAAGTATTACACCCGCTGCAATTACAATTCCTCCGACGACCCACGCTACATCAGAACGTGCTGCAATTAAATTTGGGGATTGGCAAGTTGGACAAGATCTTAACGCTAATGGCACAAAAGATTTCTTTTTATGGGCTGGTGGTTCTGCTTTAACACTTTCTGCGGACACTCTAACTGCTACAATAGCTAAAACTCTTAAGTTTGGTTCCGGTCCTCAGATAACATTAACTACTGAGTGGGCATTTCAAACTGGTGCTATTCCATTTACAATTACTGCTTCTAGATTAAATGTTTTAAATGCTGCTGGAAGTGCATGGTTTTTAAATCACGATGGAACTACTTTGTGGACACCTTCTCCTTTTAAAGCAGATGGTGTTGTTACCTTCTTGGCAGGAGATTTACGTCTAGGTTCAGGTAGTTTCCGTATATCTACTGCCTATAATGGTAGTGGCGCTTTCTGGGATATGAATGATCAAATCACTATGCGACGCACTAGTGATTATTTAACTTTGTTCACTTGGGGTACTGATGGAGTTTTCTATGCTCCCTATACTATTCAAGTGGGTACTTTAAAATGCACTTCTGTACTTCAAATGACTCAAGGACAATCTATTCAACTTATCCCTGGAGATGGTAATCATTCTCTTCAATATAATGCAGCTACACCTACAGGTTCTGGTGAAGCCAATAATGGTCCCGAACTTCGTGGTTATAGTTCTATATGGTTACGTACAATTGGTTCTAATCACAACTTCTTCCTTGGTTCTGCTGGGCATGTTTATATTGATTCAGGAAAGGTTTATAGTTATCTTTCATCAAGAAATATTAAGAAAGATATAGAAGAACTTTCAATTCAAGATTGTCTTAATCAAGTATTGCGTTGGCGTCCAGTTAAATTTAAGTGGATAGAGAACGATGAATATGGTGAAGGATTTATTGCAGAAGAAATGGACGAAGTAACACCATATTCTGTATCAAGAGACGGTCCCGAGGCATTTGAGCCTGGTAAAGTTAATGGTATTGGGTATAGTAATTTAACTACACAGCTTGCAGGGGCTGTGCAAGCATTAAATAGTCGTATCGAAGAATTGGAGAAGAAAGTCGCATGAGTCAAGAAGAACAACAAGACCCAACTATTGATGATGTATGGGTTAATAGACTTGCTATGAAACTAGGTATTCTTACTGCCCAAAATGAACGCTTGATGATTGAGAATGAAGCTTTGATGCAGCAACTTAAGCAAATGCAAGAAGTACAAGAATCAGTAAATCTTCCCTCCATGAACGGAGAATTAGTACAATGAGTCAGAGTACAGTTGCTCAAGCTGCTAATGATCCTGATTTACAGAAACGAGTTCAAGCAGCGGTTTATAGTGAAGCCATTGGTAATGCAACATTAGCTAAGACTCAGTTTGCTACTCAAGTTAAGACTGGTTATGCTAACCTGATTGGTATGTTTTGGGCGGTTGCAGATGCTGTTGAAGCAAATTATGAATCAGGACTTTTAGCTGGACGTGGTGCTCCTGGGCATGATGTTGATGTTGTAACTGATGGGCAAATTACTTCTGCTGTTGTAGCTAATTGGCCGCCAGATATTGAAGCTAATCCAGTACCATGAGTCAATCGAAGTTTCTTAAAACCAATACAGCTAATGATGATTACATCTTAATCGACAATATGCTTGTCGATAAGAAGATGCATGAAATAGCCCAGAAGATCAATGAGTACGACGAGCAACTTTGTGTATTATGTGTCGATCCTGATACTTGTGGTTTTAGTGAAGCTCCGTTTGTGCTTGCGGAAGTGGTTAATACGGCTGAAGGTCCACAGGTTTTTAAAGTCTTTGAATTCTGGGAATTGAATGATTCAGTTTTAGAGAGACTATATGCTTCTGATACTCGGCGGGTTGACGTATTGGCTGAGATCGACAAGAATAATCAACGAGTTCGTGATGAGGAGAATCGTCGCTACCGTGAGAAGATGGAATCCAAGATGGATTTGGTAGCTTCTATTGTTGCCTCTATGAAATCTTCCTATTCTTATTTTGACGAAGATAGGAATGCGAACATCACAATGTATGAGGATCGTCCACCTAAAGTTGAACCTAAGGACTAAGAATGCTCGTCTCAGAGGTAATTACTAGAGTACAAAACGGCTTCGGCGACAGTAATCAAGTCATGATTTATGACACTCATATCATGGACTGGATTAATGAGGGTATGCTAGAAATTGTCCGAGAGACACAGTGCATATCTAAGATGGAAAATTCCATGCAGGCTTCTGCATTTAACAATAATGCAGGCGTTGGTATTGCTGACATGATTCTTCTTAAGAGAGTATATTATGATACAACCTCTCTCTTACTGTTAGAACCAGAATCATTAGATCGCTTAGGTTATGCTCCTCAAGGTGGAGTTCCAGTAGGTTATTATACTGAGGGAAGTAGAATCTTTCTATATCCTAACCCACCTACTACAGATACTACAAAGATTACTATCTTCTATGTACCTGCTCCTGTTGCAGTTACAGCTACTGGTGATGCAATTGGAATTCCGTTCTATCTTCATGGCGATCTTGCAGAGTGGTGTTTAGCAAAAGCGCATGAGCGCAATGAGAATTATCGAGCCGCTGAAGTAATTATGACTCGATTCATGAAGAATCTTTCTAAGCGTAAATTCGAAAGTCTCAGCAGAGATGATACCTACAGGACTGTTCAACCTGATCCGATGGATCAAGAATATGGATTTGATCTTCTATGACAGTCTATAGTGAAGAAACTCTTCCAATCCCTGTAGGGTTAGGTATTGATTCCTACAATCATCCAGCTAATATAGTTGATGGTTTTTGCACGTCTGTTAAAAACTTCGTTGCTAATAAAGATCGTCTTATAACGAGAAAAGGTTTTCAACCACCTAATTCTGTTGATACTAGGGGATCTTATCCAGATATTGGATTGAACAATAGGTATACTCAATTACCTAATTCTTCTGATGCATCCATTCCCGTGGCTATGTGGACTGCTTGCAATCCCTCTAATTTCTCTACTACATGGGCTTTGCGCCAATTTGATAGAGATAATCCAGCTTCATCTGACAGTAATCCAGGGTTAGCTTCGTTTGCTAATATCTCTAATTTTGCTGGTGCTTGTTTATACTTAGATAAATTCTACTGCTTAGATAGTGGTGGTGTAGAAATTTTATCCAACTGGAACTGGGCCTTAGGTACAGTAACCAAAGTAGCAGTACCTAATACTTACAATTGTCGAGGCGGGTTATTCGTCTTTAAGGATCGTCTTTGGAGTTGGGACGATACTAAGATTTACTACACTCTCCCACCTAATGCTCCTGGCGCTTATCCTGAATCTTGGGATATGAACGGTCAGTTTATTGTAATTGGAGCTAATGCGGGATTAGGTAAGATCCAAAAAGTAATTCCTGTAGGTACTAAGTTATTTGTATTTACAGGTTCAGGTCTCTATAACATTTCAATTCTTGGTAGTCCTGAGAATTGGGTTGTTCGTTCAATGGATGCTTCAGTTAAAGTTAATCATGCTAACTGCGCTATTGAAGATAAAGGTCTTATTTATTTCATTGATAGTCGTGGAGTATGGGTGACTAATCAAGATGAAGTTAAAGATATCTCTGATAAGATTCAGGATATCTTTCAAGAGCAATTACCCAATGTATACTTCATGTGGAAAATGGTTCCATTTGCTGAGGGTATAATTATATGTAGAACGAAGCTTTTAGTTTCTGGGGCTAATCATATTACCTCAGAAGCTCGTATGTTCTATACTAGATTGGATTTCATTGCTTGGACGGAAATTACTTTTGGTACCACTACTCAGCCTGGCGATCTTCTTGCTGGATTCTCTAATTTAGAAACACATGTTAAATGGGCTCCTAATAACTATATAGTTATAGCTCATGGTAATTCTACTAACCCTATCTTCAACAATCTTACTACACAGCTTTTTATTTATGACGGGTATCAGGACAAGTTAACTAAATTAGCGGCTAGTGAAGAAGTATCTCCAGTAAAATCTACTTATACTTCTAAGATAATTCGGGGGCAGATGCTTGATGAAAAAAGAGGAAAGTACGGATACATTAACTTTTCAGCCTCCGGTAATCCTGGTGACGATATTGATATTGATTATCAGTGGGATACTGAGCAAGAAGTTGCACGCCAAGTAGATAATATTAGTACTTATGATGTGATCTCTGCTAAAGAGGGTTTGATTAAAATTAAAGGACCTGAGTTCTTTAGGCACCTACAGTTTAATCTTGCTACTACACTTAGTTCAGCTATTGATGAGTACAGTATTCTTGGAAGTGCGTTAGTTCTCCATACCCACAGGAAAACTCCTAGAACTGATAGTTGACTATGAATCCAAGAGATTTGTTTGGCGAGGGATTAACAATTCCTCGACATGAAAATAATGATCTTCACTATATTGGCGAAGCATTGCCTGCTCCATCTTTAGTTACTACCGCTGTATCTGCTGCTACTCCCGCATTTATTGGTGGAAGTGCTGTTCCAGCTAGAGAAGATCATACTCATAATCTAGAGTTTGAAGTTGATTTAACTAACTACTATACCAAAGCGGAAATTGATACCATGCTGGATGAAATTCTATCCGGGGGTATGGATATGTCTAACTATTATACTAAGGCAGAAATTGATGCCTTAGATAATAGTCTAGCTACCTCTATTGACAACCTTACTACTATAGTTTATGGCAATAGTTCTGATATCTCTAATCTTGAAACAGTTGTTATAAATCAAGATAACAGAATCGTAGACTTAGAAACAGGTGTAACTGGTGGTGGCTCTACTGTTGTACCAATTGAAAAAGATTGGTCATACGGGCATTTAGTCAATCCTTCTCCGCAAGTCTTTCTTAATCGTTATGTAGCTTTCCGTGCATTTAATATTGTATATATTGAAGTTACGTATGTTACAGCTTCTGATCTGAATACAATAATTGATATGTGGGCCAATGATGGTGGTACGTTCCACGTTATTGCGACCGTGACTATCAATGCAGGATCATTAGTTCAGCAGTATGTATTTAGTTCTCCATACGCAATTCCTCAGGGTACTACTGTATATCCAGGAATTCGTGCCGTTGCTAGTGGTAGTGGTAAGGATATCACTATCTCAATTAGGGGTCAATATACATGAGCATGGTTCCTAGTGATACATTCCAGGGTTTAGGAATGCACGCTCATCCAGACACAGTAGATTCAAGTCAGCTTTATGAGTATAAGGCTCACTTTTCCAATAATACATTTACAGGTAGTCCCTCTCGTATTCAAAATAAAGATGATGTACTATTCTTAGTAGCTTGGGGAAGTAATATGTTTACTTCTCTGGATGCTAAAGATCCGTGGCATCTTAAACTAATAGATGCTGAATCTACTGTTGGCCCTCGTCCACAAGGTTTCTTTATGGACGATACTCATGCTTATGTAGCTGTTCAAAATGCTGATTATATTAGAAAATTTAATATTGATGCAGCAGGAAATATATCCCCTCATAGTGTATCCGCTACTACTGGATTAAGACGTGTATGGGATATTGATGGTGCTGGCAGTTATATCTATGCCGTTACTTCTGAATTCGGTGTTGGTGGAATTGTTCGATTAAATAAAGCTGCATTAGCAGCAGTTAATAATTCTAATGTAGGCAATCAAGGATATTGGTGCGTCGCTGTTTCACCCGACGGTAATTTTGCTTACTGTTCTATGGATTATCCTGGTAAAGGGATTAGTTCCGGTATTATAAATACATATAATATTTCTAATCCTAGCGTTCCTCCTAATTCAGATACAGGAATATCTGGCACAGTTAAAGGAATGCTTTTTAGAGGTGGTTGGTTCTATTATCTTATTGATAATGGAATGGTTATTTTCAATGTATCTGATCCAGATAATCCAGTATATAATGGGCAAATAGGTTTAGCTTCATTTACAGGGTTTGGTAGAATGGCTCTGTATGGAAATTTACTTTTTTGCTGTGCTAGTTCCTCTAGTAAACTCTGCATTATAGATGTAACTAATAAAGCTGCTCCTGTTCTTAAACAAACAATGACAGCTTCGGACTTTCCAGGTGGAGTTTGGAATGGTCCTATTGATATTGCCATGCAAAAAGGTTTTGGATTTGTTGCTATGGCAGGAAATAGCAACGTAGTTACAATTGGTCCTGTAGGGGCTAAATTGGCTACAACAGGTCTTTTATACAATGCTTTATTAGCAGCCAATCCGAGTCTTTTGTATAGGTTTACTTCTATAGATATAGCTGATGCCGTGGTTAATAGTACTGGTAGTATAGATATTTCAATGGGTATTAATGGCCCTAGTCCTATCACTTCTGCTACATTAATCGCTGGCCCTGATAATTTCCTATATCCTAGATTTGGAAACGCTAGTATCAACAACTTCGCTATTAGTGGTGATACCTTTCCAAATGGTTATTCTAGTGGTTTTACTTTCGTTCAAGTAGTAAGACCCATGGCTAGTTTAGGCACAATGGTAGAAAAAACTAGGGGTATTACTACTACAGTAGACATGGAAATGAACTTATATAATGGCCCTATTTTAGCTGCTGCAAACCGTGCCGCTGGAGATTTTGTTGCCAAAGCGGCTCAACAGCAAGCTAATACTTCATACAATGCTTGGACTATCATAGAATCCTACTTTCCTCCTGGAGACTCTACACCCATAATTTATCATGATGGAATTCAAGTTACTGGTAGTGATCTAGTAAACACCAATAATGCTGCTAGGGGAAATAATGGTCCTGGTATGATTATGGTTGGTGGTAATGGTAATACTCCATCAGAAGTTGATGGGTATTATGCTATGACGTTAGTTCATCTTGGCGCATTAACTCCTACTCAAAGAGCTAACTATAGAAGCGCTGGAATTACAGAAGGCTGGATTGCAGCTACTGAATTCATTACTGTTCCTGCTACTGCTGATGGTGGTGTTCAATCTGTTAACACCTACAATTTAGTAGAAGCTAGAGTTGATGGAGTTTGTTATTACTATACTGGTGCTTGGACAGATGCCGATACTGTAGGTGGAAGTTTAACTCCTGGTCACGGTGGTGGAATTCAATGGGATCTTGGTGATGGTGCTGGTTGGGTACATATAGAACCTGATGGTGGTCCTTATAGTGTATCTCAATTTACATATAGATTCCAATTTAATGCTGGTGGTAGAGTTATTAGGATGCGCATGGGTGATTCCGCTTATTTTGATAACTCCGGGCAATTCAACGTACAGTTAAAGGCATTATCATGACTAGATCAATTTTCTCACGTTTAAATCGTCCGGTTGACTCTAGATCAACTCAGGGTATACTGTCCCGTGGAAAGAACGTGTATAGAGCAGGATTTCATAGCCCTACTAATAAGAATGCACAGATGACTCGTTCTGATATGATTAAGGCATCTAAAGAAAGGTTGTTGCGTCGTGGCTCTAGGACTCACTAGTTTGTTGGATGCTTTAGGCTCTGATCTGGCTGGATATGATTATGCAGAGAATCGAGCTAGAACAAATAATGCCGCTAGTTTAAGAGCCATTGCTGCATCTGGATTAAAGCGCCGTCAATCTTTAGCTGATACAATGGCTAGCAATGGTATGATTCATTCAGGAGTGAATCTTACTGCACAAGCTGATCTGGGTTCCATGTTGGATGAACAAAGGAACACAGTTAATCAAAGTCTCAATGACCGTTTAGCCAATATTGCTCGTTCTAGAATCAATGACGAATATGGCTTTAAAATCAACAGTCTGTTACCACGATAGGAACTATGATGCCAACTGATGCTAGATCTGCTTCTCAGGCTGAACTTCAAAGATATCTTGAACAGCTGTATGGTAATTCATCTTTTTACAAAATGATGATGAGTCCGCAGAACACTAAGAATTTACTTATTCAAGGTGCTGCTGCCCAGGATTCTCAACCCTCTCCTGCCCCAATTAGTTCTATTACTCAGAATCTTTCTCCCGCCCCTAGAGTTACTTCTCCTGCGGCTAGAATGACACACCCTAAATTAGATCCTGGTAATGCTTCTCCTTGGAATGCACAACCTAATGCTTATCCAGAGCAATTGCATGATTCTGGTATTGCCCAAATCATTGCAAATAGAAATGCTCGCATGAGTGTTAGCAATGCTATTCCTAATATGAATCTTACCCCACAGGCTAAAAGACCTACAGGACAGATTGGTACTCCTAATCAGACTATTATGAATCTAGAGGCTGCTAGAGCTAAAGTAGATGCTAATGCTGCTAAGCCTGGATTCGGTAGTCCTGGTAAGACTTCATTACAATTAGACCCTAATCTTAATGCTTCCAATCCATTAGCTGATATTGAAGCGCAGATTCGTGCATTAGCAGGAACTCCTGATATTCCTGAGCATTGGATTTCACCGTATTCTCAGTCTTATTTGAATCAATTAGGAGATCGTTTAAGTCAAGCCGGTTCAGAAGCACAGCAACAATTTCAGGGTGCTATTGGTGATGTAGTTAATAACTATGCACAAGGCAATCAAGTCCGTGATACAACTAATGCTGCTTTAGCTAATGAACTCCAAACCAGTGGCGGAAACATTGGTATCAACTATGCAGCTAGTAATCAAGGGCAACAAGCTAAATCCGATGCTGAGTATCTATCTCAAATGAGTGGAGCTAATCAAGCTACAGATACTTCATTCATGAGTAAAATGGGAGAAATGGCTGCCCTGTCGGGAAATAATCTTGGATTCCAAGCTAGAGAAGGTTTGTTAACTCCTAAGCAATTTGTCGGTAGAGAGGGTGGACTCTCTGAGGGAGATTCAGCTTTACTTAGTTTCTTGGGTAGTAAGTATGGCATGGAGAAAGATAGTCAAGATTTAATAACTAAACTTGCTGCGGATGCTGCTACAAAGTCAGCTACTGCGGCTAAGATACCTGATTTTACTAAGTATATGAATCAGCCTACTCAATCTGCATCAACTACTACGGCTCAGAAGAATCCATTAGTTCCACAAGCAATTGAAGGAATTACAAATCCTGCTATGAAGGCAGCAGCTATTTCTGTATATAATGCAGCTGGATCAAATCCTGTTCAAGCATTAGCTGATATCGAAAAGCAGATTACAGATTTAGGACCAGCCCCTCGTTTATTAAGTGGTGTTGGTGGACATGGTGCCCCTGGTTATGGGCCCTTTATTAAATATAGAGATCAATTAGCTCAATTGAATGATTTGAGAGATTTCTTTATGCCTTTATCTACAGGATGGAATGCTGTTCCTGAAGAAGTTTCTACTACTGATAAGTCTAGTCAAGACATGCTTACTCCCGAATTATTAGCTTACTTAATGGCGCAAATGGCTAATGGCTGATTTTGTAACTGAGTTCAATAAGCGCTTAGGTCAGTACATTGACACTAAAGCAAGGGCCACTGATTTTAGTCAGCTGCAAACGGACAAACAAGCTCAGGCGCTTAATTTAGCTCGTCTTTTCTCAATTCAGAAAGATATCGCTGCAAGGAAGAAAGCTGCCTCTGGATCAGATAATCAATCTAGTACAAGTGGAATTAAGTTTGATCCAGTTTTAGGTAATCTTACTCAACCAACCTTAGATTTGATTACTAAGACTGGTAATGACAAGAAATTTATGGGGATTGGATTACCCCATCCTCATATTTGGGGTGTTCCTAATGACACTGTTGATAAGTGGATGGGTCCCTTAGATGAAACCATAATTGGCGCTGGAATTCAGGCTCCCTTACAAATTGGTAAGGTAGCTATGGATCTTCTTGCTCGGGGTTCGTATGGAACCGCAGAAATGTCCAAAGAAAGAGCACAAGCTTTAGATGAAGGTCAGAATCAATTCCAAGCTATTCCAGAAGCATTAGGTGGTTTATGGTCTGGATTAAGAGGAAAAGAAAAGACCGGCTGGGGAGAAGTAGTAGAAGCTAATGCTAATCGTGGTCATGCTGCTCCAGGTATTACTGGAGGCGGACTTAACATTGGTAGTTATTTAGCTTGGCTTAATCCAGCTACTAATCCACTCAATCCCATGAATATGGGTATTGGACAAAATGAAGATAAAGCATTCACAGATCACCCAACCTTGACGCATGCTCTTAAAGATTATCAGGGTTTCCAGGGCGAAGTAGGAATGGACCCCACTAATGTTGGTGGTGGTAAGGTTGTAGGTACTATTAGACAGGGGGGTTTACTTAAAGATTTCTCAATGGATGCCTACAGAAAGATCGCTCAAGATGCAGCAACAGAGTCTATTCAAAAACATGGATTAACCTCTCACTTTAATAGAGCGCCTAAGTATCTTCAACCTGAAATGAACCCGCTTACTGGTCGGCCTATCTTAGATGCTGCTGGTAACACTACTAATAAGATAGCAGCTGTAGGGAAAGATGCAGTTGCGGAATCCATTAATAAGTCTGTAGACGATACACTTCTTCAAACAGGTGGTGGAGCTACTGCTGGACGAATTCAAGGATTACCTGCTGCTCCTTATACAATTGCAAGTAATGCAGGAATTACTTTCAGGAAGCATATCTTCCAGGATACCAATGACCTTATTAATGATGTGATGACACACATTAAAAATGGTCAATTGTATACTAAGGCAGAGATTGCTCAACTTCGTAAGCAGCCTTTCATGAGTGAGTTCTTTGATGACTTGCTTACAAAGACTAAAGCTGCACACTCAGGCAGAGGGTATGTAGATATCACTGATG